TTGCCGACCTCTGGCAGGATACGGATCGTGTTTTTGCCAACCTTCGGCGACCACCATCCTTGCCCACCCCCACCAGTGTCCGTTTTCTTCAGTTTCTCACGGATCGCTGCCAACCTGTCTAGATTACTCTTCTTTGCCATCTTGGAAATCCTTTCTGTAAACATGTAATTGTGAATAGGTTTAAGAGTGCCGGACAACAAGTGTAGCCAAACGGGACAGGAGATCGCATCGGGCAAGGCAGTCATCCGACACTCTGATATACTAAACTTGTTTCTTGCGAATCTCGTCGATACGCTCTTTCACGTCTACAACTGCATCCTTGTATGACTTCTCACGCACGTTCATGCCAGTCATGGAAATCTCTTGGCGAATCTGCGCACCAAGCGATATCAACATCTCACTGCGTTGGCTGAGTGCTCTTACGATGAGCTTCAACAGGTTGGAAAAGTATTGAAACTCCAAGAATTTGCGGTTGGCAGCATCATAGTCTTCATCCTGCAAAACATTTGATCTTATGACAGCTTCAGTGTACTTCTTGTCCTGCAAGTCAAGAGCGTGACGATACGCTTCATCTGCTGCTGCATATTCAGCATCACGATCAAACTCAGCCAAAGCTGTCAACCTCTCAGCATCAGCCTGAAGTGCTGAGAAGTACGCAAACAGTGCCGGCTGTTTGGAAAACTCTTTAGACAGGTCATCATTGTCAATATCAAACACATCCATGATGTCAAATTCAAGCTCTTTGCTACCATGTCTAAATTTTACTTTCGTTCCTTGGATATCATCCAGGATTGGCATCTTTCACCTCTATCTTACAAACTGTGTATGCCGATACACTTGGAAATACAGCGTAGGCAAGTGTGAATATTGCATCCGGATAATACCACTCAACAATCAAGCCATCAGCATCCTTGCCAATAACCACAGTGCTATCCGGATTTCCAAGTGCATTAACAACCATATCAGCACTGCAACCAGTCACCATGTTCTTGTGATCTTCTACCAGCCTGTAGCCATTTCTGGCTTCTTGACTATGCACTATTCACCTCCACGTACTGTTCTTCTTCAAGATCATAGTATATGGTGGTTTCAGCACCAACATACGTATCAACAACTTCATATTCAACAGGTTCGTCACTCATTTGGAAACTCCATGTAAGCATCATCACTTACCTTGTAAGCAATGTACACTTCACACTTTGCCCACGTTATAAGTCCACCCTCAATGAACTCCAATACTTTGAACTTGTCGCCAACCTTGGTACGACCAACAGGCGATGCAACAAGATTTGGTGCCACACGTATATTCACAACCGTGTTCATCGTTGCCACAGCAGGAAGTTTTGGTAATTCTTCTGAAGGTGGTTCAGAAGAAAGATACAGTTCAGGATCAACTGGTATGCCATCCTTACGTACTTCGAAGTGTAGATGCGGACCAGTGCTATTGCCTGTACTTCCTGACATGGAAATAATATCGCCAGTCTTTACCTTATCACCCTTTATGACGTTCAGGAAGCTGTTATGAGCATATACGGTCACCAAACCATCGCCATGCTGAATCTTCACATACCTTCCATAGCCAATATTTGTTGACCCAACTTCTGTCACCGTGCCATCAGCAGCCGCATGGACAGGAGTTCCTATGGGGCACATCCAGTCTATTCCCCCATAATAGTACACACCACTAGGACAGCTTCCTGGTCTAGTACAAAAACCATGTGCTCTAGCATATGCCTCATGCTCAGCAAACGTTTGCGATATTTTATATGTGCCTTCTAATGGATATGACAACTTAAGCATCACACACCTCCTTCGGACCACTGATAGCATAACCTGCTGGCTTCGCCATTTTGGAAGGTTTGCCATTTTTGAGATACGATCTATGTGCTGAATCTATCCTCATTTGCCTCGTAGCCTTTTCTCCACAAGACTTACAGCGTTTTGTGGTATTAGGAGCATGCTCAGAAAGTTCAAACTCTTCACCACAATCCTGACATATGATCTTCTCAGGCATGACTCATCTCCTTCCACTTTTCCAAATCCATCATAGCACCATAGTGCGAACCAACCTCCACATCACATTTCAGTGGGACTTTTAGCCAACTCATGTCAATGTTTGGCATATATTCAGCCGCGTATGTTACCACATTTTCCATCACGTCCATACACAACCTTGATACTTCAACAATTTCGCAGCTAGGACAATCCAATGTAAGACTGTCGTGCACTGTGTTTACCATCTTAGACTCTAGTCCTACCTCACGCATCTTGCTATGTATTATTACACCAGCCACCGATAGCGTTTCGTAGGCTGCTGACTGAGTGGGCATATTTACAGCCGCTCTCTCATCAGCAGCAGCCTTTTGCCTTTCACGATCATTAATATAATACAAATGCTCACGTCGACCATATGGGCTCTCAATATATCCATGCTCCTTAGCAAACGCAATACATGTTTTCCTGTATTCAAGCACCTGTGGGAAGAGATGGTAATATTCACTTACAAGAGCTTCAGCCTCATCCATAGGCATATCATACATCCTATTTAGTGTGCCAGCCCCACCACCGTATAGCAACGTCCAATTCGTCCACTTGTATCTGTAACGAACTGCTTTTTCCAACCTTGCTATGTCCTCAAACGATATTGTATCTATGTCAAAGTTTCCAGTCAAAGCCATGATTGCAACACAGGAATGGAAATCCTTACCACTCTTGTGTATCTCTATCATCGGCTGACAATGTGATAAAGCAGAAAATACGCGTAACTCCATACCACTATAATCAGCCGCCACTAGTGCACCATCACCAAACTTGGTTTGGAAATCTGCATAATTCCTAACTCTCGTCTTCTTGACATAAGAATGAGTAAACAAATTCTTTACAGGCAAAACTGCCAACAGGCTATCAGGCTCCTTCTCAGGAGTTGGAATATTCTGAAGGTTCACCCTTTTGGTTCCACCACCTGACGACAATCTACCAGTACGTGTACCATGCATGTTATAAACTGTGCGCACACGACCATCATCAGATGACCACCTACGCTCAGCCGCTGGAACTATGTATGTGCTCAACACTTTTCCAAGGAGCTTGTACAGCCGTATATCTTTCAAGATTGGATATTTGCCTTCAAGGCTTCTCAACGCTCCCGATGATGTTGAAGGACTGCCAGTAAGTGTCAACTGCTGAACAGGTATGTGATATAAATCATAATACAACACTTGCAACTGCTTAAAACTGTTAGGATTGAATCTGAATGGCTTCTTACTTGACAGTTTGGAAATCAGAGTCTTGACTTTCTTATCTAGCAATATACGTTCATATAACTGATCGCGCTTGATCTCGTATATCCTACGATAACGTTCAGCCACATAATAATCTATGGCTATGCCCGTGATTTCCATATCACACAACCAATCACTGACAGGCAACAGCAATTCCTCATACAAAATCCTCTGCTTAGCAGATAGTTGTGCGTATAACTTATCATGAATACGCAAGGTTGCCTCAGCATCCATAGCACCATATGGTAACAGGATTTCCAAAGGCACATTATCGTATGACCCACCTCTTGCCGGATTAGCTTCAGGATGGCTCTTTGTGTATAGCGTCAATTCCTGCTCATACTCGTACATCCCCAAATGTATACCAGCCAAATGCTTCAACCCATGAATCCCTTGCCGACTGTCAAGTAGATGACTCACTATCATTGAATCACCACCAGCTTCAAATTCACTACCACACATAGCGAATATGTGTGCCTGATCATACTTCAGATTATGCCCTATAACCCCACCATTATGTGATATAAGTATCTCAAGTATTGATCCAACCACTCTATCACGATCGGTTGCTCCTACCCTCCTAGGAACATCGCAAGCCCACCATGATTCCTTGTGATTGATAGGAAGTGCATATGCCCTATCGCCAGCAGCAAATGAAACAGATAATAACCTGGCATCTTTGGAAAACGGATCTAGTGTAGCAGTTTCAGTATCGAACGAGATGTAGTCATATCCCGCAAGATATTTGCTCATTTCATCAACTTCTGCTAATGTTTTTGGAAATAACCTTTCAAATGTCTTTATGTTTGTATCTTCATCCAACACTTTCATCATTGCCGCAAGCCACTCATCCATAGCGTTGTTATTGCGCAGGATGTATGCGGGATGGAAAAGTGGGACATACATACGGTCGTCTTTCTTTACAAGCACACCATTCCAATTAGAGATGCCGCTTTCCCCCAAAATAGCATTAAGAGGCACATTTCCAAGCAGAAACACTATTGGTGGGTTATACCTCTCTATATCAGCAATCACAAACTGACGACAAGCATTGGTGGCTTTTTTGGTAATGGTATTATCAGGAGGACGACACCTCACAACATTCGTGAAGCGCATACCTTCTAAGATATAACCCACCTCAGTCAGTGCATTTCTTAGCAGGTTGCCGGCTCTTCCAACAAACGGTACACCATCCTTGTCCTCTGTTTCCCCAGGTGCTTCACCTATAACAAGTATGTCAGGCTCATCCGATCCTGCTGATTCCATGAACGGATGCCTGCAGCCTTGGAAAAGACCGCACTTGATACAAACAGGATTTTCAGCACATGCCTTCACATTGGAAACCCATCAGGCAAATAACCTTCATGACCCAGATCATCAAATGATAACTGCTTGGCATCAACCTGCTTACCAGGATTCTCCTTCAAGTACAGAAGTGCCAACAGGCCATACCCTACAATATCACGTAGGGTGTCTTCAATTTTCTCGTCGGCAACCAGGGCTTCAGTACCACTCTCGCTGAGATGCTTGACGCGTAGCAGTTTGTCGTTCAGTCGTACCAATGGTGTAAACACACCAAACGTTTGCCACGCGTCGGCGTAGTCAACGTTCTTGCGTAGCACAATGTCGATCACGTGATACGCTATGTTAGAAAGTTTTCCAAATGTTACAATCACTTTAGACATGATTTTCTCTCCTCGATTTTTGGAACAGGTTCTCGTCTGAGATGTGGGCACAGCATGAAATGACTTGGAGGACAACTTCTCGTGACCTTCATAACCTGTACAGGATATTTCCCTGACACATATTCATCCAAGCGTATGACGGCGAACTCAGGTCTGTATCCCATTATTTTGGTGAACGTCTTTACTTCTTCGGCGATGACGTCCGGCAATTTCTGAGCAGGCTCTTTCTTGGTTGGTAATCTTTGATAAAAGTACATTCTTCCGTTCATGGCATCATCCCAACCCTCATCTACTGCTAGAGCTCCGCTTAAAGACCTTCTCTTTACGGTGAATTTAACCTTTACGGTCATTGCGACGCTGCAGAGCCTTCCTGGAGGTCTACAGGGGTATTGTGAGTGTCAGTTGGAACATTTACCTTCACCCACCGCTCACGGAATAGCTTGGAGCTCCAACATGTACCATCTGACAACAAATAGGACACTTTTCCATCTCTATCGTGCCTTACGGCAATAGTACAAACCTTTTTCGTGTGAATGTTCATGTACTTTGGTTGCTCATCCATAAGTCAATTCTCCAGGAAAGTTGCCAGTGCTATTATTACCATGACTATAATAGACAATATGAATGATATCCATATGGGAGATAATACCCACCACCAAGACCAA